TGAAACAGTTTAATGCAGGAGAAGAGAACGCAGTATTAAAGTTTAATTCTCAACTTCAAAATCAAAGAGAAGTTTTTAATGCACAGATGTATGCACAAATAGCACAAGCTAATGCTAAGTGGAGACAGGACACAACCACTATTAATACAGCAGCTGCAAATGAGTCTAACTTTGAGTATGCCAAAAATGTAAATGGATTATCAAACAAAGCCATAGATCAAATATGGCAAAGAGAAAGAGACATTATGAGTTTTGCTTTTCAAAAGTCTGAAGGAGCATTAGATAGAGCAGTTCAGATTTTATTAGCAGATAAAAAGTTGGATCAAATTAGAACTGAACTAGACGCAGCAAATGATGACGCTTGGACAGAGGTAATATTTACTACTATTGGTGGATTATTGGGTTTTGGAAAAAGTTGAAGTTAATGTATGAAATTAGTATTACTAGTTTTAGGTGTGTCTTTAATATTATTTTTTATAGTAGGGAATTTTAATATGGCAGAATATGAAAAAGCTTATAAAGAGTATCAACAAATGTATGATAGTGGCTCTTTTACAGGAGTGGTAGATAGTTCTTTACCACCTGTTAAAAGACCTAAAGGTTTGGGCTTTGGTGAAAATACAAAAAAACTTACTGAATCTTTAGTAGAGGATATAGATATAAGTTTAGAAATTTATAGACGATATAAACAAGAAAGAGACTCTAACAAAGAATTAAAAAATTCTAAAGGTGCAGTAAAATTTTCAATAGTACCCCCTTCTAGAGAAAATGCTTCAGAAGATACTGCAAAAATACAAGAGTCCAATATTAAAGATGCAGGTGGTAGAGCAAATAAATATTTTAATGATTTAAAAAAAGAATTTCCTAAACTGAGTACAAAACAGATAAGTGCAATAATAGGGAACTTAGATCACGAATCTCAAGGCTTTACTCAATTTTATGAGCGAGGTGTTAAAATAGGTGGTGAAGGAGATGCACAGTGGACTGCAGGTAGAAGAGAAGATTTTAGAGCTTTTACAGAGGCTAATGATTTAAATCCTAAGAGTTATGAAGCTAGTAAAGAATTTTTAATTTACGAGTTAAAAAATAATAAAGTTCATGGCTTTGAAAATTGGGATGATTTTGATAGTTTTAATGATCCTTCAAAAAGTGTTGATGAACTTACACGTTTATTTGAAAATAGGTATTTGGCAGCAGGAAAGAAATTTATGAGTAGAAGACAAAAATTAGCCAGAGAGTATAACAATGAATTTAGCCAAAGAAATAGGGAGGAATAATAATGCAATTTGATAGACCTGTTCCAGGGCAATCACTAACAACACCTCCAAAAAGTGCTCCTTATGAAAGACCCCCTGAAATCACAGATCCAATTAAAGCTCTAGATTATCACATAGATAAGTTAGACAATCCTGATTCAATACAGCAAGTAATGTTTTTATTAGAATTAGGTATAGACCTTGTTACACTTATAGAGGGGATTACAAGAGGTGCTGTTTTAGAAGGCATACACTCTATTGATATTAGTTTAATAATATCTCCTGTTTTACATGAGCATATTAAAGGTTATGCTGAAGCTATGAATATACAATATAAAGAAGGTTTTGAGGTGGATGAAGATGATGATCCTTCTTATGGACAAAATATTATGTTAGCTAGAAAAGTTTTAAGGCAGATGAATAAAGAAACTGACAAAGATATTGTTTCTAGTATTAAAACTGACATGAAAGAGAGGGAAGATGTTGAAGAACCAATGATGGCAGAACAAGAGGAAGCACCTGATGTTTCTAAAGGATTAATGGCGAGGGTATAAAATGGTTAAAATTACAGGTCGTGGTGTTGCTGCAGGTATGAGAAATCTCATGGCTATGAGAGAAGCAGACAGGCAAGAAAAGAATAGAAAAGAAGAAGTTCTTATGGGCATATTTGCCAAGTATGGTGTCAGTGGTTTGAATGGCCTTTTTCCAGGAGAGGATGTATCAAAAGAAGCATTAAACACTGATTTAGAAGATGACTCTTTAACTGATACCTCATCTTTTTCACAGACTTTATCAGAAACCAACGCTATGAAAAAATTAGCAAGAAGTAGAGAAGATGATGGATATGGATTAGATCAAACAACCATAGCAGCTATCAAAGCTAATGGAGATCCAACTGCCTTTAAAAGACTTTATGAAATGGTTGATAAAAAAGCAAAATACTTTCAAGAAAGAGGTCAGGAACTACCATTAGATTATTTAAGAACAGTTGTTGATCAAGCTGTGATGACTAGTGCATCTCCCTCTGGTAAAATTAACTTTAAAAAAATGGAAGATTATGTAGGTAGAGAGCTAGATGATTTAAGTAAAGCTATTATCATGCAAGCTAGTGAAGCACAAAACAGAGGAGAAATACTCTTTACAGACGTTAACTACGCTGAAAGACCCTCTCTTGAAGAGATGGCAAAGTTACCCCAAATCGTTTTATCTGGATCTCATACTAGAGCACAAAGCGAAAGAAGAAAAATTATTAAAGAGCAAGCAAAGTTAAATAAAAAAGAAGGTCTTTTAGATCTTAAAGGGTGGATGACTGAAAGGATAGCTAAACTTAATAATGCAATAGAAAATTATGAAAATAAAGATTATTATGCTGTTGCATCTTTGTACGGAACTGAATCTTTAAATAAAATTTTAGAGAATTACGGAGAGTTTGAACAAGTAATAAGTTCTGCAGATCCTGCCATACAACAAGAAGCAGAAACAGTAACAGTTCCTAATAGGATGGTTGCAGAACAACTAGTTAATATGGGTATACTTGAAGCAGGTGATGAGGTCTTTAATCAAGCTACTAATAAATTAATTAAGATAGAGTAGATAATGCAAGAGTATGAACAACCTATAACTTCAAATATTTTTGAACCACCAATTGTTAAGAATACAGAGTATGAAGAACCTATAAGCATCAATGATGCACCCCCTCTCATACCTTTAAAACTTGACAATTCTTCTTACGAGGATCTTGATTCTATATTTAAAGAGTATAATCGTGATTTAACAAAAGAAGATATACTTGCTGATGAAAGATTGATGGAAGTTATTCGTTCTAATTTAGAAGCTAGGTACACTCCAGGAGGTGTATTTACAAAAGGCAGGAGAGCAGCTGTAGGTTTGGGAGGTGGAGACATAGGTGGTTTTAGTGGCAGAGACTACAGAGCTATGGAAGATGAAAAGGTATTTGAGATTTGGCAAAACTATCAAAGATCTTTTGCAGGTGGACAAACAGTAACAACTGCAAATGAAATAGCCTATGGAATGGGTGCAGATGACAACACTAAAATAAAACTAGGAGCAGGATACAAACTTTTTGATCAAATGACTAACGCTTTTACTGGTGATGGATCTTGGTCAGAGATGGGAGATGCTATTTGGGATTACACAAAAGCAGCTGTATATGATCCCTCTACAATATTAGGTTTTGGAATAGGTAAAGCTTTATCTTTTGGTGCTACTAAAACATCAGCCATTGCTGCTAGAGCTTTAATGATAAAGAGTTATCAGGAAGCAATAAGAAAAGGTGCAACTAAAGCAACTGCATTAAAAGCGATAGGTCAATCTGTAAAGAAAGCAGTTCCTTTTGCTATAGGTGATGCTTCTATTGCAGCAGGAACTGATGTTGCTTATCAAATGCAACTGATAAATGTTGGAGTTCAGGAGGAATACAGTGGAGCACAAACAGGAATAACTGCTTTAGGTGCTATGGTTGTTATACCTACACTAGTGGCTGCAGGTGCAACTGCAAGAGAGCTTAGAAAGAGTGCCTTGAAAAAAACTTTTTTAAGCTACACTAAGTTTGATGCAGACTCTTTAAGGTTAGGTCCAGATGAGGCAGAAAAATTACTTAAAGAAAGAGTGCAAGAAAACCTACTTATAGATAACATTGATGAAAACTTTGGAGTTATAAAAGGAGATACAAAAAATTTCCTATCTTGGAATCAACTTGTAGATGCTTCAGAGGGTAGAATTTTACAACGTGGTGAAAGATATACAGATAGTGAGGTTCTTAATGCTTTCTTTACTTATTTCTTTAGAGGTGATCCTACAAAAAATACTGGTGGATATGCAGAAGCTTTAAAGAAAGCAGGTTTTGTCGTGCATGAATCTATGATAGAAAAATATGGTAACAAGACAGCAGTGTATGCTAATGCTATTAACTTTCTTTCAGATGATAAAGTAAAAAGTATCGTTAAAAAGTTTGAAAAAGATACAGGTTATAAGTTAAAATTTTATGGAGAAGGTGGAAAACTTGTAGGTAGTGATAAAGTTACTGCTAAAAGTTTAGAGTCACATCTTACTAAACAAACGAGACAGGCAGGTATAAGCTTACAAATTATTTCAAACTTAGAAAAATTTAAAAAAGAAGGCTACAATACAAAGGATGCCATAGGACTTTTAGGAGCTATAAGAGATGCAGAAGCTTCAGGTATTACCATAGGTAGTAGAGTATCTCCAATAGACAGAGGTAACATAGGTACAATACAATCTCTTGAAGGAGATAGTGCTACTGTTTTATTTGTTAATAAAAAAACTGGAGCTGAACAAACAAAAACTTTTAAGTTAAAAGACTTAAAGTATGTATATTCTAAAGGAGAAAAAGGTAAAATAAAAAGGTTAATTGGTGTAGGTCTAAAGAAAGAAGACCCTAGAAGAGGTCAGTTTGTTATGTCTACTTACAAAAGACTTTTAACTTCTCATCTTTCAACCACTGGTGCAAACGTAAAAGGTTTTGCATCTCTTGTTTCTTTAAATACAGCTGCAGATTTTTTTACAGCTGCAGTTAATTTAAGTCAGAGTGGGTTTTATAAAATATTTATGGCTGATGATAAAGCCGCTACAAAATATTTTAATAGATTTAAAGGGTCTTCTGCAGGAGCTTTTCGTAGAGGTACAGATATTATATCTCCAGATGTTCCTATAGGATATGCTGATGCAGTCTTAGAATTAAATCCAGAAATACAATCTAGATTGTTTAGAGATGTTGCAGGTGATGGTGGTGTTAGAGATTCTATAGAAACATTCAATTTAGATAGAACACTTGCACCAGAAAGAATGCTTTGGAAAACAGCAGATGGTGTTACAAAAGGTGTTCAGACACTTACCCTTGTTAGATTACAAGATGATATTACAAAGAGATGGTCATTTGGAACAAATGTTAATCAAGCTATAATGCGAGAGTATGGTATTAGTCCAGATAAATTCTTTAGTAAAAAAGATGTTGGATTAGAAATGGCATCTGACAGGTTTAAAGAAATGGTTCTAGAAAAAGCTCTTTTTAGAACGCAGAGAGAAACAGCTTCTGTAAACTGGTCTACTCTTCCTGGAAAAGAAGGATTACTTGCAGCTAGAACTTGGGCAAAAGGTGTAGAAATATTTAGTAATAAAACACCTTTTGGTTTTATTGTACCCTTTGGTAGTTTTTTAAACACAACTGTTGCAACAATGGCAGATTTAACTGCAGTAAATGCTTTTAGATTTGGCATAAGAAAACTTACAGGAAATGAATTAGACTTTGCTACAAGAGAGGGTGCAGAGGCAGTAGGTAAGGCAGTTGCAGGTTGGTCAACAATATATCTAGGGATACAAAGTGCCGATTTTATTTCTGCATTAGGTGGAGAAGGTGGTGGAGCTAGAGATAGGATAAAGAATGGTTTAGCTTACAATCAAGATCAATTAACTGATGGTTCTATTGCAGACAGAAAGTATGATTGGCCTATATCTACCATGAGATTGTTGTCGCAGATAGCAGCACATGGTATGGGTGATAGTAATAATCCAATAAATTTTAAGATAGAAGAAGTTCCTACAGACCTACTTGCAGAGTTAGGTGTGCAGATAGGAGCACAATCTGTAAGAGATTTAGATAGATTTGGACAGAGTATGATCTATGCAAGTAAAGCTCTGATAGATAAAGATCCTAAACCTTTATTAGACTTAGTTTTTGGTATGGGTGATAGAGTTATACAAGGTGTAACTAGACCTCTTGACCCTGTTAATCAAATTATTGGTATTGCTACAGACAAAAATATGAACCCTAATTTAAAAGAAGGAGCAGGTCTTCAAGGTCAGATGATGCGTTACGTAAATAATATCTTTGGTGATACAGAGGATTTATCTACAAAAGCTACAGCAACTAGGGGTACAGCCTTTACTCCTGATATAGGAAAACAAATACTAGGTAACAGAGGTTTATCAAATCCTAATCTGGTTGAGAGAATGATGAACATGGCAGGACAACCTTATTGGGAAGCTATAGGGAGAATTGATGCACCTGAAAAAATAAGAAACACTCTGAAGGGTATTGCTGCACCTATTATAGAAGCAACGTCTATAAAATATTTAAAGTTAAATCCTAATTACAAAGACCTACCTTTAAAAGATAAAGAAAAAATACTAGAAACAATAAGAAAAGAATCTAGATCTCAAATGATGGAAATATTTGAAGAAGGTATGCCTAAATCTATGAACATTTTTAGACTATTAGATAGAAAAAATAAAAAACAAATAAAAAATGTTATGAATTTTCTAGGTTTAGAGGGTGATCTAGATGATATAATGAAAGAGGAAAACCCTTTACCAACATTATTGAAGATACAAACATTAATGGATATATATGATGATGTTTTTTATGGAGACTTAAGCTTAGACTAACCCTCCTCTAACATCTTATCTGCCCACTCATAAGCTTCCCTCACTGCATCTTTTTTATTAGACCAACTAGGACTTCTGGCTATGATACCAGACAGTGCCTGACCTGCTAGAAACCTTCTTGTCGTAAGAACCTTGTCGTTATTGTTGGTCTTGATCATACGTAACTTGTTAAAGTTTCTAGCTTCCTGTTCCAGATTCTTCCACTTCATTTCTTTGTACCCACCTATCTCTTAGTCTATTTAAATACCAGATTGCTTTATCAATATCTTGTAGTCCATTTTTATATTCACATCTCCACAAATACTTTAATACATTTGCAGCGTGTGGTGCTATATCTCCAGACATTTTTTCTGTCATAGCTTCAATAGCTTCAATACACTCTAATCCACTACTATTATAATGTTTAGGATTATTGACATCATCATAGTGTCCATCAAAAGTTGTATCAGTTGTCACTGTAATTGTATCTCCTATATCAAAAGCATCTTCTGTAGAGTGTTTCATGTTACAATCCTCACATTCATAACATTTCATATCGTCATCAAGGTAGTTGCCACACATAGAGCAAATTTCTTTTGGATACATAACTGTCATGTTAAGCTCCTATATCTACGATCTCGCAACTATCCCCACTACAAGCCATTGTCTGACTACCTGCAGTATTATCAACTGACTCATAATCTCGTAGCTTAGACCAATCAATTCTAGTTTTCATTTTAAGAAGCATAGCATCATACTCGTCTTCTGTACACTCCTGATAAGGTGCTTGCTGATAAACATGATCTGAGTGTGGCAAGAAAGACACACCTGACATTTTATCAAAGTGTTTGAACACAAATGCTCCAACGTCAAGCCACTCTTCTTCTTTAACTGTAACAGTGATAGATGGTTTATGCTCACACCAATGTTCCTGATAGATCAACCAGATTCCTAACTGTTCAATAGCAGTTAGATCATTTCTAAGTCTAGAACCTGAGGGTGACATCATTGGAAAACTAAACACAGTTGTTGTGTCAGGTTTCATTACACAGGGTTCACTTGGCACACCCTGATCTATCATAAACTTTGTAAGTGGATCTTTGTTATCTCCCCTGACTGTTCTAATATAATATCTACTGTGTCTAGCATGGATACCACTTGCTGAATCACATAGTTGTGATACTGTGCCTGATGGTTTAACACAGGTAATAGCTGTGCTTTCTTCTATACCAAATCTTTTAGCATACTTTTTGTTTGTATCTATAGCTATCTGCTTTAGTCTTGTAAGTCTTTCTCTCATGTTTGCAAGAAAACAATTCGTATGTATGTTGTCCATAATACCTGTAAGACTTACACCAAGTAATCTTTCTTCCTGTGTATTGTTTTTCCAAATCTTTCTTAGATAGGGGAAGTCGGTGAGAGTAGCTTGTGCAGTGCCTAAGATAGTAGCTAGTCTGACTTTACGATCTAGGTCTTCATCTGTGTCATGCTCCTTAACTACGACTTCAGTTAAGTTACAGAACTGATGTGGTCTAAGAATAATCTCACTGCAGGGGTTAGTACCAAACTCATAGTCTGGATTTCTTCTTCCATTCTTAGCTGCTTGTTTCTGTGCAGATACCCTGTTAAAGATACCTCTTTCACCTGACTTTGATTCTACCAATGAAGTCCACTCTCTTAAGAATGTTTCTGAATCAGGCTTGTCTGTGTAAGCTACAGAGTTATTAGAGAGTGCCATGTGTGGTGCAGTCTCCCACCACTGTCCTGTCTTAGCGTGACGCATACGTATGTCAGAAAGGTTACTGAGAGAGATCATAGCACTTCTCCTAACTCCTCCCACAACCACAATCTCGCCTATCTTACACATGATACTGTGGCACTCATAGCTATTAAGTTTTCTACCTGTAGCACACTTAAATATATTGATTGTGAATTTAAACAAATCAACAAGAGGAGCAGGTCCTGATGCTCTACCACCAAATGTTTTTAACCTAGCACCTGCAGGTCTGATCATACTAACATCATAGTCAGGAACTTCACCTGCATACAACATTGCAATTAGCATTCTGAGTGCCTTTGCCCAACCCTCCTTGCTGTCTCTAACAACAATCGTTGTTTGACTTTTGAATAACTTCTCTGGTATTTCTGGTAGTTTATCTATATACTGTCTTTCAACAGAGAAGCCTACGCCTGTACCACACAACAGTATGTACATAGCTTCATCAAAAGATTTAGGATCATTGACAGGGAGATAGGAGCAGTTATATCCTGCAGTATTATCTCTGTCTAATGCAGGTCCTGCAGTCATCAAAGCTCTCATGGATGGCATAACGTCAAGAGTGTAGATGGCATTCCAGATCTCGTCTGTTGTCTTCTTGTCAAGACCTGTCTTGTCTGCCATGTAATCTACATAACGTGTTACTGTTTCAGTCCACGTTTCTCTCCTACCCTCTTCTTCTAACCAACGTGCATAACGAGAGGTGGCAATAAAGTTTTGGTAATCTGTGGGTAGTGCATTATTCATCTATTATCTCCTGAACCTTTTAGTTTGTTTCTCTTTAGTCTGTCATGCAGTTTGTTGAGATTGATGTTTGCAACTTCCTGTAAGTTAGAGCCTAGATAATTTGCTATAGCTGTGACATAAAAGAGACAGTCACCTAATTCTTTTATAAGCTCAGACTTGGAAAAATTTTTATCTCTGATAAGTTTCTTTATCTTACCCTGAACTTCTCCTGTCTCCTCTCCTAAACCTAGAACATTTTCTATCAGTCTGTTTTTTGGTTCAGTGATAATGAGCTTCTCTACTTCTTTACTGTATTGTCTCATATTATAGTTCAATCTATTCTCCTTGTAACATCTATATCTAATATCTTAAGATCATCTGAATCATAAAGACAGTCTGTTATTTTTTCTTTGACAACTTCAAGCTTACTGTCTTCACTGACTTCAAGAAAATTTGCATCTTCTTCAACCTCAATAGCCAATTCTATTTCAAATCGTAAACCCATAGTTATACTCCAATCACACTAAAAGTCAACACATTTTACCTGAATCTTCATAATTCATAATCCCTTCATCAGTTATATCTATAGCTTCCATCTTACTATCAACATAGTTTTTAAAATTATATGCATCTTCTTTTTCTAAAAACCAGAACTCTTCATCTCTTATCTTATTGTTCTCTTCAACTTTACAAACAACAACATACTCACCTTGATCAGGAAGATCAAACTCATAACCCATTTCATTTACTAATTGATCTGCACTAAAAGGACCTTCAGAGACTGCCCATATTTTAAATTTTCTTTTCATTTATTTTCCAATCTCTAAGCAAATCCATGTAATGCTGCAACCCTAGCACAACAATCCAGGGTTTATGATCTGACCTATAAAATACAACAGGCTCACCACTACCATGCTTATAAGCTTGTTCTATATAACCATAGACTGTTTTCATTTCACCCTTTCTTCTCTTGACTTCTATTGCTAGTGGTAATCTTTTCCTAGCTTGAGGAGAGAACTTTATGTCAGCACCTGTATCACCCATAATAGCAGACTGAATATCCTCTTTTTCAAACTCTGGAAAAGTTTCTAACAGTGCATCACGTATTTCTTGCTGACCTAATCTACCCTTTGCTTTAGCTGATCTGCTCATGTAAACACCTCTGGTACTTTTGGTTCTGTCTTTACTTCAACTAAGTATTCAGGACCATAGGAGTAGATGAAAGTTCTAAGATTATCCCAACACGTACTCTTGTATTCACAATAGCTACATACCACGTTTAGCTTTTTGTTTTCGCTTGTTTTTGACTGTGGTATGGGATCTAACTTTTTTCTAGGTAACTTACCCTCTACCATCTTAACTATATTCTTGATCTCTTTTTCTTTAGTCTTTAATTCCTTAGAGAAATCATAAACATCCAAACAAATATGTCCATTCTGTTTATCAACTGCAAGAAAAGCTCCTTGTTTTTTATCAGTAACAAGTGGATCATCCTTACCTGCATAAACATAAGAACTAAGCTGTGATATGTAACCAAATGGATCATCTTCTCTCAACCTCCCCTCTTTAAATTTCTTGAAAGCATAACTACTGCATGACTTAACATCAATAGTCATGCCATCTATAATAGCATCCCTGTGTCCTTTAACTCCATGTACGTCTAGTCTGTCCTGCATACCCTTAACTTCATGTCCACTAGCGACTGCTAGGTGTAGGATCAACTCTTCTATCATATCTCCATAGAAAAACTTCAAAAGATTATTAGGTTTTAGTGGCTCTCCAACTTTAGGTTTGTTGATCTTGTACCACAGCTTACGTTGACAGGGTGTTCCAACAGATGACAGAGATAAGTAGCCTCTTGGCTTCTGTGGTT